CCGTTGTGGAATCTTGGATCGTAGAATCCGAACAAGATAAATCACGTCAATACAATATGAATGTTCCGGTCGGAACGTGGATGGTTTCCATGAAGGTTTTAAACGAAGACATTTGGGAAAATTACGTCAAGACTGGCAAGGTAAAAGGATTTTCAATTGAAGCATATTTCACCGACAAAATGGAACGTCCAAAAGACAAGACAATCACGGATGAACTTTCAGCAATTGAAGAAGAAGAAAAACAATACATCTTATCCCAAATACGTGCAATCATAAAAAAAGACGGACGCACAAAATCCGGGAAGAAGATTGAAATGGAATCTTATTCAGATTATCCGGATGCGGTCAAAAATAATGCACAACGTGGAATTGACTTAAATAAAAAGGCAAACAACAAGTGTGCGACACAAGTTGGAAAAATACGCGCCCGTCAATTAAGTCAAGGAAAACCAATTTCCAAAGAAACGCTTGTTCGAATGTTTTCATATTTAAGTCGCGCACAAGAATATTACGACGAAGGCGACACACAAGCGTGTGGAACGATTTCATATTTATTGTGGGGTGGAAAGGCTGGTCTTCGATGGGCGACATCAAAAATGCGTGAATTGGATTTATTATCTGAAGAATTAAAAGAACCTTGTCAAAAAGGATATGAAATGATTGGTTTTAAAATGAAGAACGGACGTCGTGTCCCTAATTGTGTCCCCGAAGAATAATGTCAACAACATTCAACACATCTTACAAAGTACACGTACAACACACGGATCAAGCCGAAGTTGATGCGGTCAATATCGAAGACGGTGCAATGCTTCACACAACCGATGCGTTGTATATGGGTCACAATGGTCAAAATGTTATTGTTTATCCACAAGGTGGTGTGACATCACTTGGTTGGGCGAGATATGATGACACATTTTACGACGGTTCGGATGACGATCATAAATTAATTTTGAGTGACGGTGTCGAAGTTACACTTCCAAACAACGGCGGAACGGTTTATCGTTCACATTCATCAATTGATTTTTACGACACATCGACAAACAAAATTGTTGGAATAAACGAAAATGATGTTTATCAAATGACCGTTGTATTCAAGAAGTCAGCCGCAAACGCAAATCAAACACACATTGATTTTAGATTGACTGGTGCGGACGATTACGATCGAATCAATATGGCACTTGGATTTTACAAGGGAAACGATGAAACCCAAAATCAACACATCATGTTTCAATATTATATTGATGCGAATGCGTTGGCAAATGGATTGACGCCAAAAATACAAGCAGACGGTGGCTCGGCAAAAGTATGGGATATCATTTATTTTATACAAAGAACCCAAAACGCAAGTTTATCATGAGTAGATATCAAGTTCCACAAGACAATCGTCGCGCTTGTTTATGCCGTGACGGAAGTTATTCAACCAAATGTTGCAATGCAGACGATTATTTTGCACAAGGTATTGGAAGCATCCACAAGGGTGAAACCGATTCCGCGGGTACAATTATCGAAGTTGATACGACACGAACAATCACAAGGTCAAACGGTTAAAAATACAACAAAACAAATCCTTAATTATTATTAATATATGAATTCAAACGATATGATAAATCAAATCAAGACGTTGCTTGGCATGGAAACAAAACTTGCACAAGCAAAACTGGAAAACGGTACGGTCATTGAGGCCGAAGAAATGGCTGAAGGAAACGAAGTTTTCATCGTGACCGAAGAAGAACGAATTGCAATGCCGGTTGGTGAATACCAACTTGAAGACGGATCAGTTTTGATCGTTGAAGAAGAAGGAATCATTGCATCCGTTGGTGCGGCTGAAGAAGCACCGGAAGAAGAAGTTGAAGCATCTGAAGAAGTTGCTGAAGAAATTTCTGAAGAATTATCTGAAGAATCAACTGAAGAAGTTGAACTTGAAGAAAAAGAAGAAATGGGGTACGCGACAAAAGAAGAACTTGCCGAAGTAAAAGACATGATTGAAGAAATCAAGGCAATGATCAAGGACAAGGAAGAAATGTCGGAAGAACCACAAGAAGAAGTAAAAGAAGAATTGTCAGCAGTTGAAAAGGTTACACACAACCCCGAAACTGAAGAAAAGAAAATCAATTTCTTATATGGTCAATCACGTCCACAAAATACAATGGATCGCGTGATGGCAAAAATTTCACAAATCAAAAAATAAATCTTAAAATCAATCAATAACTAGTTATGGCTACATCTACATCAATCACGACTTCTTATAATGGCGAGTTTGCCGGTGAGTACATCGCGGCTGCCTTATTAAGTGGTTCAACAATTGAAAACGGTTTAATCACCGTTAAACCAAACGTGAAGCACAAAGAAGTGCTTAAAAAAGTAAGCACCGACGGAATCTTAAAAGATGCGTCTTGTGATTTTACTGCGACATCAACATTGACATTGACTGAACGTGTTCTTAATCCAAAAGAACTTCAAGTCAACCTTCAATTGTGTAAAAAAGATTTCCGTGGTGACTGGGAAGCAATTCAAATGGGAATGAGCGCTCACGATACACTTCCACCTTCATTTGCTGACTTCTTAATCGGACACGTTGCAGCAAAAGTTGCTCAAAAGATCGAACAAAACATTTGGGTTGGTGACGAATCAAATTCGGGTGAATTCAACGGTTTCAGCGAAATCATTGCTGGTGACGCAAACCTTCCAGCAGCACAAGAAATTGCTGGAACAACCGTAACGGCTTCAAATGTTATCGCTCAATTAGGAAGCATTGTTGATGCAATTCCTTCAACATTATATGGAAGTGAAGACCTTTACATCTACGTTTCACAAAACATCGCCCGTGCTTATGTACGTGCATTAGGTGGATTTAGTGTTGCGGCTACTTCAAATTCCGGGGTTGGCGCACAAGGAACACAATGGTGGAACGGTGGTGCATTATCATTCGACGGTGTGAAAATCGCAGTTGCCAATGGTCTTGCAGACAACACGGCAATGGCCGCTGAAAAATCAAACTTATTCTTCGGAACTGGTTTATTAAGCGACCACAACTTGGTGAAAGTTCTTGACATGGCTGACCTTGACGGTTCTGACAACGTACGTGTAATCCTTCGCGCAACTGGTGGAGTGAACTACGCAATCGCTGAAGATATCGTGACTTACGGAATCACAAATTCCGCGAACTAATAATAATTAATCAATGAAAAAGGGGTGGGCGATCCAAACGGTTCACCCGCCTTTTTTTTTATAAAAAAATAAAAATATGGCTTGCGATTTAAGTTTAGGACGAAAACTTCCATGTAAGGACGTAGTTGGTGGGATTAAGGCGGTTTATTTTACAGATTTCGGTGATTACGGAACAGTAACGCAAACCGACGACGAGATCACCGATATGGACGGGACGTTTACGGCTTACAAATATGAATTAAAGGGAAATTCTTCCTTTGAACAAACATTCACGGCATCACGTGAAAATGGTACGGTGTTTTTTGAACAAACATTGAATTTGACTTTGACTAAATTGTCAAAAGAAGACAACAAAGAATTGAAACTTCTTGCATACGGAAGACCACACGTTGCGGTTGAAGATTACAACGGAAATGTTTTCGTGATGGGTCTTGAACACGGTGCTGAAGTTACTGGGGGTACAATTTCAACTGGAGCAGCCATGGGTGACGCTTCAGCTTACACGTTGACATTGTCAGCACAAGAATTGAAACCAGCAAACTTTGTTGATTCACCAACTGCGGCTGACCCATTTGATGGAATGGCAAGTGCAACGGTGACCGTTACTGAAGGAACTAATTCATAAGAATTTTTTCATTTGATTTAAGAAGGGTGTCCGATTGGATGCCCTTTTTTATTATAACAAATTGAAGGGTTTTTTATTATATAAATATGATAATCTTACAAGAATCCGGATCGTCACAAACGATAAATTTCATCCCGAGGGAATATACCCAAGGGACGACATACAACATCAAGATTGTAAACGAATCGACAAACGCCGAAGTGTACAATGAAGACGTTACATCATTCACCGAAAATCTTTATTATTATCAACATTCTGACACGTTCAGTTTAAAAGAAGACACGTTTTATCTTTTGACAATAACATCGTCGGAAATCGTGTACAAGGACAAAATATTTTGCACAAATCAAACCGTTTCAAGTTATTCGGTCAATGATGCTGAATATACGCCACACACCACAGAAAATGAATTTATATTCTTATAATGGATACACACATCATAAATTTATCGTCTTACGTCAAACCCAAGGTCATTGAAGACAAAAGAAAAGATTGGGTTGCTTACGGCGAGGACAACGATTACTATTCGTATTTGATTGATTTATTTATCAATTCAACGACAAACAACGCAATCATTACGGGTATTTCAAACATGATATTTGGAAAAGGGGTTGACGCACTTGATTCATCAAGCAAACCGGATCAATATGCAGCCATGAAATCAATCTTTTCCGATTCATGTATGCGTAAGGTCATCTTGGATTTTAAAATGCTTGGTGAGGCTTCATTTCAAGTCTTATACCGAAATGGCAAGGTTGTCAAGTCTGAACATTTTCCACGTCAAACATTACGTGCAGAAAAGATGAACGAAGACGGTCAGATTGAGGCATATTATTATCACCCAAAATGGAAGGAAGTAAAACCTTCCGACAAACCAAAAAGAATCGCGGCATTTGGATTTGGTAATGGAAAAGAACCGGAAATCAAAATAATCAAAAGATATGTGTCCGGTTACGATTATTATTGTCCCCAAGATTACGAAACGGCATACGCTGAACTTGAATGCGAAATTTCTGACTTCTTAATCAATGACGTCAAGAATTCATTTTCGGGAACTAAGGTTGTAAACTTCAACAATGGAACACCCGACATGGAACAACAACTTCGCATCAAAAATGACGTGATGAATAAACTCACCGGATCAAAGGGTGAAAAAGTGATTGTTTCATTCAACAACAACCAAGAATCAAAAACCACGGTTGACGACATAAGTTTAAATGACGCACCAAGTCATTACGAATACCTTTCAAGGGAATGTCAAAACAAACTTATCATTGCACACCGTGTGACGTCACCGCTTCTTTTAGGGATGCGAACTGAAAACAATGGTCTTGGATCAAATGCAGACGAAATAAAAACGGCTTCTTTGTTGTTTAATAGTGTCACAATAAGACCTTATCAAGACGTGATTTGTGATGCAATGGACGACATCCTTTCAGTCAACGATATATCCTTAAAATTATATTTCAAAACGCTTCAACCGTTGGAATTTATCGATCCAAGCAATGCAATAACCGACGAAGCACGTGAAGAAGAAACTGGTGTCAAATTATCAAGTGACGAACGTCCATTCTTAGATGACGACACGGCAAATGAAATTTGGGAAATGATCAAAGACTTGGGTGAGGACGAAAATCTTGAAGATTACGAACTTCTTGATGTTGACGACACCGAAGACGAACCCGAAGATTTTGACGTTGAATCGTATTTGAATGGATTACATTTATCCGCGACACAAGATTCGACACAAGATGACAAACGATATAAGGTTCGATATAAATACGTAAAAGGAACAAACAGAACACCCAAAGGTGAATCAAGACCATTTTGTGTGAATATGCTTAAAAATGGCAAAATATACCGCAAAGAAGATATCGGACAAATGTCAGCGCGTGGTGTTAACAAAGAACACGGTCACAAAGGTCAAAATTATTCATTATTTAAGTGGCAAGGTGGGGTGAATTGTTATCACCGATGGGAAAGACGTATTTACAAAAAACGATTAAAAAAAGACGGAACTGAATGGGGTGGCAACGCACTTGACGGAACTAAATTTGTAAACGTGAATCAAGCAGTTCGTGAAGGATTTAAACTTCCAAAAAACCCTAAAGAAGTGACGGAAGCAAATATCACAAGAACGGATCGCGGACATCACCCAAACTATAAAGGATAATGGCAAAAGGATTAATGATTTCACGGAAGGACTTGGTCAAATACACAAGTTTGAGCGGAAATATCGACACGGATAAATTCATTCAATATGTGCTTATCGCACAAGAAATCACCGTTCAACAATTGTTGGGAACGGACTTGTATGAAAAAATACAAGGTGACATTGAATCGTCTTCTTTGACTGGTGATTATTTGACGCTGGTAAATGATTATATCAAACCCGTTTTGATTCATGCCGCAGCGGTTCAATACATTCCTTTTGCATCATATACGTTCGGAAACAAGGGTGTTTTTAAACATACATCGGAAACCGGTGAAACGGTATCGAAGGAAGAAGTGGACTATTTGGTTGAAAAAGAACGCGACACAATGCAATTTTATGCCGACAGATTGATCGATCATTTAAGTTTCAACGCACCTTCTAAGTATCCGGAGTACAACACAAACACAAACGAAGACATTTCACCAATTACTGGACAATCGTACACGGGATGGGTATTGTAAAAACGTATAAACCAAAAGAAAAAAACGTCGTCAAATTAAAAACATTTTTGACTTCGTTATATAACAAAAACACAAAAAAGTGATTATATAAGTATGGCAACAATCAATGATTGGTATGGGGAAAACAACATTGGATGGGGTAAATCTTATTCCGAATCTTGGTGGGGTTCTGTTAATGAGATTAATTCTTGGGGTATTATTTACCCAGCAACCGCAGAAGGTTCAATCATATATGCTGACACAACACTTTTTACCGCCGACATGACTTCTTATACGGCTGACATTGGGGTTGATTCGGTTGATTTAACACCCCCAACAATTACGCTTATCGGGTTGTCAACGATTAATTTAACGGTTGGTGATTCTTACACAGATGCTGGTGCAACTGCGACAGACGATGTTGATGGTGATTTAACTTCTTCAATAACAACAAGTGGAACAGTAGATACCGCAACTGCTGGAACTTATACGATAACTTATTCGGTAAGTGATTCAAGTGGAAATTCAGCTTCAGCAACTCGTTCGGTTATTGTTTCCGCAGCTTCGGGTGAAACACCCGGAACAATAAGTTCAGTTGATTTTGCAATTTTGACTTCCCTATCCGGCCTAGCAAGTTTTTCATTTGATTATGGCGGAACAACCTACACAAGGGGAATGGTCGATGACCAAGCGGATATAACGGATTATGATGGTACTTCTGTAAGTGGATGGGGTACTAACCCAATTGAATTTGACACGGATACAATACAAGTCGGATCATTTGTTGCGGATGGATTTGGAACATTTATAAATAGTGACGATACACACGTTTCAAGTTTTGGCCCTTATGCTGCATATTCAACACCAAAATATTTTAGAGGTGATTTTGATACTGCAGCAGTATTCGGCAACCCTCTTGAAGCATACCCAATTTACAAAGTTGAACAATCAAATGGATATTTAAAAGTAACTCAAATAATTACAAGTTAATAAAAAAATAAAATGGCACAACAAACAATTAACATCGGGACAACGGCGAACGACGGAACGGGCGACCCCCTTAGATCGGCATTCGATAAGGTGAATGACAACACGACTGAATTATATGCTGGACAAAGTCTTTCCCTTGCATCCGACATCCTTACATTAACAAGGGCAGACGGTACAACAAGCACCGTTGATTTATCAAGTTACCTTGACGAAGATGCACGAGCAATTTCAAGCGGTACATTAAACGGTTCAACTGGTATTGTTACATTCACAAGGGACGATGCTTCAACATTTACGCTTGATTTGTCAGCCTTATTAGACGACACAAATCTTGTAACGAGTGTAAACACACAAACTGGAGCGGTTGTACTGGATTCAGACGACATATCTGAAGGTTCAACAAACCTTTATAATCAAACACACACGGGTGATGTAACGGGTTCAACTGCATTAAGCATCGCAAATGACGTTGTTGATCACGATGAACTTGCACCACGTTTCACCGCAAAACAAGAAATTGCAACAACAAGTGGAACAATCAATTTGGATGCTTCTTCTTATGGAATATTCGAATTAACTTCGGCATTAACTGGTGCAACGACATTAAACATCCAAAACATTAAGAAGGGACAAGTGATTGACATTCTTGTAACTGGTTCGCAAACCATTACAATGGCGGATGACTTTACAACTTCAGCAATCAACCAAGCGGGAACTGGTACTTATGACGGTGCATCTTCAAACCATATTCAAGTGGTGTGTATTGATGACAACGATTCGGATGCAATATTGATTTATTCAGTTGCGACATACACAAGCGACACAAACCCAGCTTAAAATAAAATAAAATGAAAGGAATAAACTTAAACGGTACAATAAAAACATATTCTTCAGTTCCAAAAACTTGGGGTAATATTCTTGGGGTTAATTATATGTCGGACGAAGATTTAAAAGGTCTTGGATTTTACGATGTTGTAACACCAACCAAAAAACAATCTGAACAACTTGGCGACATTTATTTTGATGCGGATGCTGAAATATTTACTTATCCAGTTGAATCAATAACATATTCAGAAACGGTTGCTGAATTAAAAGAACAAAAGATTGCTGAATTAAAACATTTTTACAATTCAAAACTTGCGGAAACCGATTGGTACATAATTCGCGCACAAGAAGGTGTTGCAGCACCACAAGACATCCTTGATGCAAGGTCAGCATTAAGAACTGAATGTGCGACACACGAAACAAATATAAATGCCAAAACAACAAAAGCAAGTGTAATTGATTATGAATTTTAAAAAATGGGGTTAAACAAAAGACTTATCAGTCAAGCGGATGGGATTCCAATTGGCCCAAGAATTACAAATTGGACTTTTAATTCCAACGCATTTTCATTGACGACACCTTCGGGTTATCAAAATAACACCGGAAGGGGTATTGCTTATCACAATGGATATCTATTTACATTTGAAGAATTTGGCGGTAGTCCGGGGGGATCAACTTATGACACTAAGGTTATAAGGAAAAGAAATCTTAACGGATCAATTGTTTCAACTTATGTGGTTGAAGCGATTGTCAATGGATCTTTTTCACCAAAATTTTTGCAAGATGTAAGGGGTCTTGTAATTGATTCAAGTGGAAATATGTATATAATGACGAATATAAGTTCATCAAGTACTAAATTAAGAAAATATAATTCGTCCGGCGTTTTCCAAAGTGAGGTTACTTTGACTGGAACTTACGCAAATGAAATTGCAATTGATAGGGATAATGATTTAATTCATCACGGAATAAACACAAATACAACTATTTATATCAGAAATTTATCCGCTGGTTTTATATCAGCTTACAATAATAATAGACCTTCCGGAAGTCAACAAATGCAAATGGTTCACGCTGAAAATTCAATTTATGGATTTGTTAGGGATTATAATTTAAGTACGGATACTTTTTGGCGATATGATACAGAACTTGGCTCATTAGAACAACAAAATGTTAGTTTTGGTGGTTATTATTTTCAAGGTTCCGGGTCTGGTGCTTACGATTCAGTAAATCAATTTGGATATTTTTTTAGTAGCAATACCCAAGTTGCAAAATGGACACCTACATTTACTTAAATAAAAATGAATGATTTGAAATTATACATATTAAATGTTTTCGCCTTATTGGTAAGCCTTACAGAAATTGAACCAGTTTTACAAGTGGTGTCGTTGTCCTTGGCGATAATATACACCTTGATCAGTATTTACAAAAAACTCAATTAATATGCCCAAATTCGATATTAACAACGACGGGAAGGCGGACTTCAGCGTATCGATTCCGCAGATACTTACAATCTTGGCAATGTTTGCTTCGATTGTTGGTTCTTATTATACATTAAATGCAAGGGTTGATGCCGTGGAAACCGCGACAAAAAAACTTAAAGAAAACGAACAAAAATACACTTGGCCAAATCAAAGAAAAACCGAAGAAGAAGTCCGAATGCTTGAAATTGAATTGAAGGCATTTATGAAGGACATTGAATATTTAAGACGTGACGTCGACACAAAAAGAAGATAAAATGAAAAAATACTGGTTAATAATAAAAGAAGCCGCAAAAGATTGGGTGGTGGATAATTGGAAAAGTGATTTAATATTTGACAAAGGCAAGGTGATCTTTGTTGGTATTGTTGCATTTTTTGTTTTGGTTAAAATTATTTATTCAATATTTTCATGAAGTATTTCAGTTTATCCGAATTCGATTCAAGTGACCACCCGGGAAGTGGAACGAACATGGACGAACGCTTCCTTGCAATGTTGGACAACGCCCGTGAGATTTACGGAAGACCAATGCACATCAATTCCGGATACCGTACCATATACAAGAATCAAGAAGTTGGGGGAAAACCCAACTCAACTCATTTACAAGGTATCGCGGCGGACGTACATTGCACAACATCCCGTGACCGACACGATATGGTCAAGGCATTCTTACAAGCCGGATTTTCAAGAATCGGTATCGCCGACACATTCATCCATGTCGATTCCGGCGACATACATTCAGATAAAGACCCCAACGTCATTTGGACATACTAACACCACGGGATCAACGATATGGGTAAAGAAACAATAAATGTCAAATCAAATGGATTAAGAAACGAATTGAAAGAAATTCGCAAGTCCATTGATGCACTCACAAACGCGATACTTATCGCACAAACACACAAACGATATGAAAATATTAATTCCAATATTGATCATGACGACCTCATGCGCGTCAATCAATCATTCAAAAAAATTAGCTGAATACAAAGAAATCACAAAAAACATTTGTGTTGACAATGAACACGAAGTTGAACTTGCACAAGTTTTGTATTTAAAATATGTCAGAAACTAAAAAAAAATTCAAGGACACCGATGTCGGAAAATTCTTATTGAATAAGATTCCGAATGTTGTTGGTGCAATTGCGGATCAAACACCCATTGGAAGTGTGATACAAGCAATCATTGGTGGTTCTGAAATGTCAGACGCTGACAAACAAGTTGCCCTTGAAAAATTAAAAAATGAACGTGCTGAAATTGACGGTGTGACAAGACGATGGGTTGCGGATGCACGTTCGGGTTCTTGGTTGGCTTCAAATGTTCGTCCGCTTACGTTGGCATTCTTTTCCATTTCTTATGTTGTGGGTTGGTTTTATGGTCTTGAATTGTCTTCGATTACTGGTTTATTAAGTGTCATTGTAGGGGGTTATTTCGGTTCACGTGGTGTCGAAAAGGTATTCGGAAACAAACTTCACAAATAATGGCACGAGGTACAACTTATCAACATTCATTTAAACCCAAAAAGAAACGTCCCGGAATTCATTCGAAATCCAAACAATCACAACTGAAATCGTCCAAAAATTATTCAAAAAAATATAAGGGTCAAGGACGATAATGTTGAAAACACAATCAAACAACTTCTTGAAAATAAAAAATAATTCATCGAACTTTGGTGGGTTAGTGGTTTATATGTCTAATTTTAAAATAAATAAATATGTCTGAAGATTTAACAATTCGCAAACTTGCTGAAAAAATTGCAAAAGATTTCCAATTGACCGTAAAAGAACGAACGGATGCAATTTTGGAAATGGATCAAATTCAATATCAAAACCTTGGCACAGATTCAAAAAAATACGAAACGAATAAAGTTAAATCGGATTCAAAATATTTATATACCTTGATTAAGGGATTCAATGAAGCTGACGGCAATTTATTGCTTAAAGCAATGGATAAATAAACTTAATTGGCAATTTATTGCTTAAACGTAAAACAATGCCGAAAAACTCAAAGAAGCCGACACGATCAAAACTTGTCAAAAAACTTGACGTAATATTTAGTCAATATATAAGACTTAAATATTCAGACAAGCACGGAATGACTGAATGTTTCACTTGTGGCAAACGTGATCATTATAAGTCAATGCAATGCGGACATTTTATGTCACGCAAAAATTATTCAACCCGATGGGAAGAAGACAATGTCCGTGTTCAATGTGTTGGTTGCAATATGTTTAAATCCGGAGAACAATATGTGTTCGGTTTAAAACTCGGTCAACAACTTGCTGAAGAAATGTTTATCAAGTCCAAACAACTTGTTAAATTTACCAACGATGAATTAATCGAAAAGATTGATCATTATTCGTCTGAAGTTAAGCGGATGACGTAATTGTGTTTTTTTGTTCATAGGGAAGGGGGTGTTTTTTTTTAAGCATCCCTTTTTTTTATTAAAA